CCTTCACTCAAATCATTTTCCAAGAACACTGTCTTGTTTGTGTAGGCATTGGATTGTAACTTCATTTCATTCTTAGCTTGTATTGCTAAGTTCTCATCTGATTGGATAGTTGCTACACCACCCACTTGCATTTGATAATTACCATTTACTCGATCAAATCTGTCACCCTCGACCTCGCTATGCATGTCACCCTCAACATAAAGATTGACATCACCAACAATATGTAATGCCATCCTGTCATTGTTGACGTCCTTACCGACTCTTATAACAAGATTATGGTCTGATAAGATATATGTATCATTATAAGAAACTAGGTTGTTGTTATTTTTCTCATCTATGTTAAGAAAATTACCATTTGCATTGAGCAAACGTATGTATTCTCCATCCTCGGTATTGTTCATCTCGAACATATGACCCGCAGATGTTGCTTGTACCCAGTTGTATGGATATCTTATTTTGACGTCAGGTGCTTCGTTTGGATTATCGGTACCACCTGTAAAAGGATTGATTGCCATTAGTAACCTCCGTAACCTCCCTGTTGTGGTGGATTATTTTGTGCGGGTGGTGTTGAAGTTTGTTGAGTTTGCTGCTGCTGTGTCTGTTGTGTTGGTTGATTAACTGGTGTAGATACAGGATCAGCGACAGTCGGTGTTGTTGTTACGGTGTCGGAAGAGGTGTTATCTGTGGTAGAAGTGTCCGAACTATCCACTAAATTAAATCCTGTATCTGTCAAACCAGCTTCCTCTTCTTCTATAGTAGATTTTATCATAGGATGACCTACACAGTCAATATATTGTGTGAGTGGCAAGATATTGTTCTCCTTAATCTCTCTAGGACCTGAGTATGTATATACCACACTCAACAGTCCACCAGTTCCAGTTCCCTCTTGACCTGGCAAACCTTTGTCTTCTACAACAGGTTTAACGAAACCTAATACAGGTTCTGATACAGTTGCTTTTATAAGTCTTCCTTGAGAGTCTTTTGTTGCGGATCCAATTTGTCTCTTTTTAGATCCTGTACCTATTGTAATTATTGGATTAACATAGTCTGTTCCAACACTGACAATATCTATGTTATCAAGTTTAGGAATTACATCACCACATTTAGCATATATCGCTGTAGCATCTGGGGGTATTACAAGTGTTGGGAATTTACGATTAAAGTTTAATACGAATTGATGTCCAGATTTTGTCTGTAAATCTAATCCTACAGTTAGTCTAGGGTTGAATGATGGATCTATGGTTGCTATCAATATATGATCCTCGTCATAATCTGTGTCAACAACTTGCAATACGTCAGTATTACCAAAACTTACTTGCTCTAGATATTCACCATCATTTACATGTTCCTGCAATCCTATCTTATTAACTAATACTCCATACTGCTCATTAGGACAATATGTACTAGCAGGATCAAATCCATATCCTACGCCAGGTTTTGTAACTGCAATAGAATCTACCTTTCCATTTACAATCTTTGGTTTAAACTCTGCACCACTACCCTCTGGTTCGTTACATGTAAATTGTGCTCTAACTGATGCTTCTCTATTGACGTTTGTACCTTTCTTTCTCATCAATACACCAAGAATCTGTCCTATATCATCAACGATAGGTAATGCTTTGATAGGACTTGTTGATTTTAGATTGTCCCATACCATTTCTGGGAAGCATGGTTTCTTATTCAAGATGCTGTTGTTACAATTGACTGCAGCACTTGAGATATTACCAGAAGAATCATAGAAATTAAGACCCTCAAACTTCTCTAGAGGTCCTCGTGTATCAAAGTTCTTTTCTGATATACCAGTGGCACGACCAGCTGTGCTATCAAGATCAACCAATGAACCTGTAGAAGTGTCAAATACTTTTTTGACTCCATTACGATCAACAGCAGGAACAAAACCTTTAACAGGATTACCATTACCTACAATTGATACAGAATTAGGAGGTTTGACTTTGTACTGACTTGCTGCTTTTGCTGCTTTTTCATTACCTTTTGCCTTTGCACCAAGACCAGTCTCAAATACAGACGCACCAATAGCACATGATAGTTCGCCATCACAAAATAGATCTATGAAATCTAATACTTTATTAAGTAAGTTTTGTATTTTATCTCTTGCACCTTTGATAGCACCTGTAACGCCTTTTAGCATATCCAGTGCACTTTGTATCATGTCCATTATCTTGTTCATGATCTCACCGAGGAAGTTTTGAACTAGGCATAAGGCAGTATCCAATACCTTTTCTAAAAGATCACTAAGCATACCTTTAATAAAATCACCCAATTCACTTAGCATTTGTTTGAATAAACATGACACAAGATCACCAACATCCTTAAGTTGTTTCTTGACTGCAGTGTCTAACTCTGGATCTGGTATGCCAATATCCTCAAGACCTTCCTTTATGAGTTTATTGACATCTTCCATGACGACGCCCTTGATGTTAGCAGTCAGTCCTGTAAGTTTTTTCTGTATGCGTTGTTGTGTTAGGTTAATTTCATATTCTAGGTCAACAACTTTACCAGTCTTTTTGTCAATAAATTCATCTATATCATTCTTCTCTATACCACGAGCAAACTTCATAAACTCTGCCATAGGACCTTCTAGTTTTGTAGCAGTCTCTGATCCACATTTACCGTTACCAACTTGGACTGTTACTTTTTGTTTTTCTGTTGCTGCCTTTTGCTTTTCGCTTTCAGTTTTTGCTCCACCACGTTCATTTTTAGTGCTTTCTGTTCCTTCCTCATTCTTATGTCCTTCATTGTTTGAAGCTTTTTCATCTATACCTGATTCTTCATTAGTTTGAACTGTACTACCAGTATTAGCTGCAGAACTACCATCACCATTATGATCTGGAAACTTATAATTTGGTGTTGCTAACTGTGCAAATCCTTCCTCTTTACCTCCTGCTACACCGTAACTGCTAGTTGGATTCTCATCACTGATTGACCCCATAACAATAGGAATCTGTGCAGATGTACCATCCATAAAGAAACCAACAACCCAACTGTTAAGTTGTAGTTGGTGCACTGATCCAATACCAGAACGTTGTGAATATATGGGTGGCATCAATACCTGTGCCCATGGTAGGTCAGAGGTAGGTAATTCTTTTCTGTTTGGATTGTGATATCCTATAATTCTAACCTTTACTTTGTTAGTCCAATCCCAGTCACCATAATCAAAATCTCCTACACCACCATCTAACTCGGCATTCCAAAATTTTGCACCATCATTCTCTACCTGTCCAACCCACCAGTTGAACCCTTCTCTACCTATAAAATTAGCGATACTCTCCATCATTAATCTATACTCTCCCCATCCGAATCAGTATATAATGTAAGTTTAGAAGTCATTTTATCTTCACTACTCTTAAATGTTCTTTCAACTTTACCAATAACATATTTACCAGAGACTGCATAATCTTTCTCTCTATCGCTAGTTCCTTTATATACATCTAATTGTACAACTTCACCTATCTCTAACGAATAATCTGATATAAATTCAACTACCACTTTTTTATTATAAAATAATTTTTCCCTCAAACTAGATTGTGAAAGTTGTTTTGTATATCCTTGTGTATACATACCCTCAGTAAATAATGCAGAGTCTGATATTTTAGACATGATTCTAGTATATGTTCTGTTATTATCAAATCCTTTATAAAACTCTGGTGTTGCACGAGAGTTCATTACACTGACCTCTTGATAATATTTATTGATGTTAAAAGGATGTTCTTTAAACTCCATATTTTTCAAGTCAAGTGTCATGACATTACTTGAATACGATCCTAAATTTAAACCTTTTAATAAATCAGCAGATGATTCTACGATCAAATTTTCAAGTGGAATAATTCCTGTGTCACTCTCATCCTCCATTTCATCTGGATCATGTCCAACAACCATTCTTACTACAGGTTCTTTAGATGCAAATGAATCATAAGATTCAAAATTGTATCCTGATCTTGTTTGATAAAACGCATATCCCGCAGTTGCTGCTGCACCACTACCTTTATGTTCTGGTATTGCTTTTGCAGCCAACCATCTAATTGCTGTAAATGGATTCCAATATGGAGACACAAAAGAATACTTATTTACACATGGTTCAAAATTAATTAATCTTGATTCATCTACATTCATCAATTTATTTAATATCTCGTTTTTTACAATATCATGTATTTTTATACCCATACCTTTACCAAATCTTCTTGATATTTTATTGGCAGCATTGTTTATAAAATCTGGAGTACATAACATCAATACTGCTGATGATTTTCCACCAACATTTCTTCTATCCTGTATGTCATAAACAACGAATTCTCCACCAACTTCTGTTTCACCTTTACTATCAGCAATACGAATGAATACAGGTTCCATACCTTGTAGGTCTGATAAGAAACCAGTTTCACTGTCAGTTATTTGCACCTCCATCGTTGTGGTTGCTTGCCTCATATCTTCAGTATATTTGACATACAATACCTGATTAACTCCAATGGGAGGATAATCCGCAATGAAGAAATTTACTAGTTGAAAATTAGACTGAGTATTGACTGACATTAGAATTGAGACGTTGTGTTATAGGCACCAATGTACTTGGATTTTTTAATTTTTGGTTGAGCAAGTGCACCACCTTCTTGTTGATATGGTTTAATATTGGGAGTTGGTATGGCATCAGAGGTTCCAACAGCAGTAGCAACTTGCTTCTGAGTTTTTTGATCAGCAGAGTCCCTATTTTCCTGTATGGTTTTATCAGTAAGTTCTGTTAAGTTAGTTACTGGTTCTTTATTAATAAGTCTTTTCTGTTTTTCTCTCTCTGCTTTGAGTTGCAGATATCGCTCCCCTGACGACATAGTTCTATTTCTAGTAGCATAAGCAGCTGCTGAGTTACTAACAAGCGGATGAGTGTTCATTGACGCTAGTTCCACAAAATTACTAGGACCTGTATTCATCGTATTACCACGACCACCAAATACAGTGGTTGCATTCATTGACATACTACTACGTGGTTTACCAGCTTTATTTTGTTTGCTTCGAGAAACTCTGCCATCACCCAATCCTATGCCATCAGCAGTTCCTGTATATGGTGCTCTCCTGCCTTCAGTAGCATCTCCCTGTGTGACGATAGCTGAACTATCACCTGATCCAGAACTAGAACCATTATCACTAGCACCGCCAGTATTGCCACCAGATTTTTTACGAGTAAAGAGATTGAATATTTTAGATAGAAGACCACCTATAACAGTTCCTTTTTTAGATTTATTATCATTATCTGCTTCATCGTTAGCAACTTCAGTACTAGCAGCACCTAAATTAAATGCGTCTGAAATTTTATTAATATTTCTGTTTAATATCTTAGATGCTTCCCTACTTGGTGCAGGAATTTTTTCTAGTAAATCTGTTATTGCAACAGCAGCAGACTTAACAGGAAGTGCTAAGGCATCCATAAATGCTTTCTTCATTTTAGGATCCATCTTAAACTCATCATCCAATGTGTCCTTTACTTTTCTTTTGACTTGATCGTCACCTATTCCTGCATCTTCTAACTTATCAACTTTTGATATTTCTCCTGCCTGTGGTAGATCAGGATCTATTCCCATTGATCTCAGTGCTTTACGTTCCTTAAATTTTCTTATTCTATCTTCTTTTGACAAATATTGTCCAGTCACAGGATCCACACCCATTGCTGCTACTGGATCTGGAACAAGATTTTGTGTTGGTTGTGCTACTGGTGCTACTTTAGGTCTAGATGTTACGTCAGTGGCATTTACATCAACAGTTTGTTGAGACGCAGGAATACCCATTGCCTTTGTAATGGCACTAGGATTCGATATGAACTTAGAAAGTCCAATACCCTGATTTAACATAGCTGGTGGTAATGCTTTCATTATACTACCTCAGATATAACTGCCTTACTAAAAGGATCTATGATAGTTTTAGAATATTCTTCTTCATTTTCTGTATTTTGGATAATTGGAACTGGAATTATTTTTGTTTGTGGTACAGGGATAATTTGTGGGATAGGAACTACATTTCCTGTTCCATTTACTACTCCTTGATTTACTGGTTCCTCATTTATAGTTGATACTGGTGGTGGACAATTACAAGGGTCTATGTTTGGATTACTTTCCCTCCATGATTGTAATGCTGCTTTAGTACTTATTTCTCCTGGTGTTGGATCATATCTGTCTCTATATTCTATTGTTTTGCTTTTATTCTTTTCAGGAATCCACGAATCATTGCCATGTTGTAAATATTTTGTATTTTCTTCATTAGTAATAAAATCAAAGTGAACTGGATCATGCTCACCCTGCCACTCAAACCCAAACTGTTTAGCGTTCATTTTCATCCAATCGTTTGCAGGACTTGGACTAATAATATCAATTGCCCAACCCTGTCCATGTGCTGACTGTCCTGGCTTTGCAGGATTTACAATACCTTTCATACCCTTTTGAGCAGCACTCACTAATGCTGCTTGATCTTCTGCACTTCTATATGAAGATGTTACATGACGTGGTAAGTTAATACCATCTTTTTTAGCAGCATTAACTGCTTTCTCCCATGCATTTGCAGTGGGTGGATTCAACACAATAGGACGATAATACTTGTCATGTTTGAAAGGATCAGGATCTTTCCATGCTGCAGCTTCCTTCTCTTTTGCTTTCTTAAATCTTTCATTTGCTTCCTTGCCATACAGCAGTTCATCAAATGCATCTGATTCTTCTTGCTCCTTTGGACTTTTGATGGCATAATAATATAATTTACCATCTTCCCTTTTTTTATTTAATTTTTCTTGTAGTTCCTTTATCTGTGCCTTAATTTCACCTGTCTCTCCCATTACCGTTCCTTTAAGGAAATTCGTAAATCCGCTTCTGTTTTTCTGCTTTTCTTCTAATTCCTTTTCCAGTTCCGCAATAGTTTCTTCTATTGATTCCCTCTCTGCAAGTATACTTTCATACTCAGTCAGTTCTTTTTTGTTGCCTTCTCCATCTGTTGTCTTTTCTAGGAGTTTTTTCTCCGTAAAGTCCTCTACAGCATTATCTGTCTTACTTTTTGCAGTACTAGGAAACATTTTAGGTATATAATATCCTGCACCGAAGAGTGTCGCTGCTCCTCCTACTAATGCTACATTTTTGAGGAGACCTTTAGGAAGACCTTTACTAATCCCTTCTTCGTCCTTCTTAGACATTTTTTCATTTTTACTGCCACCATCTTTACCAGATGCATCCCTACCACCACTAGTACCAGTACTACCACCCCACCATTCTAGTTTTGATGATAATCCTATTGTCTTCTGTGGTTTAGGTGAGTTGACTATACCAAAAATTGCTGCTAATCTATTTGCCTCTTTTCTTATGGTTGACTTTCCTTTTGATGGAGGTAGTGTATCTAAAAACCCAAGAGACGAACTTATCAGTAACGCTGCACCTTGTTTATAAACAAGTTCTACAGACTCAGCATAGTTTTTAACTGGAGTTACTACCTCTGGTTCTTTTTCACCTACCTTTGCAATAGTTTCTTTTTTTACAAGTCCACCTTTAAATAATGCCACCTCTGGTTGGTATGGCATACTTTTTTTAAATGCTACTTCTTTTATTCTTTCTTCTACTAACTCTTCGTACTTAGGTCCTGCTTCTTCTTTTTTAGGTCTCTCTACAGGTTCTGCTCTACCATATTGCTCATTTACATCACTTACAGGTATAGGTGCTATAGCAGGGACTAATTTTACTTCATCCGAACTTGTGATGGCACCAGCTACCCCCGCAACAAGTGACTTTGCTGCCTTCTTAAAAAAATTAATGACTGTAGAAGCATCCATTAGCGTCGGTTTTGTTCAGCGATACGATCTCTCTCCTTTTGGAGATGAGTTGCTAACATGTTCACATATACCTCGCGTTCCCAAGGAATCATGTTTTCAATGTCTGTCAAGCTATATTTATGATGTTGAACGAGAGAAAAATTTGTCTGGTAAAATACCATGATGCCCTCGTGAAAGAGGGCTATACGAAAAAATCAGATAATCCTTCCAGTACCACCTCATTTACCTTTTTTGTTTTTGGGTTCTTGACCTTTAACACATGTCTCAAACTTGGCATTGTCTTAAAGAACTCCTGTATGGCATCAAACTGTGCACTAGTCAAACCCCCAACCCATGTTTTTGATTCTTCAACAGAGTCTGGAGTATAGTCATCTTCACCAACATATACTCTTTTAATACATTTACCAACTAATTCATATGGTTCTGGTTCTTCACCCGCAAAATTAACCTTGGTGAAGTACTCAATGTCTGGATACTTCATCTCAACAGTAATCTCATCATTTAGTTTTATAATATTAGTATGTCCTTTAGGAAAATTGACTTTGACATCATTGACCATAAATTTTACATCCACAGTTGTTTTGCCATCATCAGCACATGTAACTTTCATCTGAATCTCTTCACTGATTGATCTAGCACGTATTTGTAAAAACAAGTATTCTATATCAAACAGTGCTAAGTCTGCTACATTGACTTTTGTAATTAAACAATTTCGTATTGTGTTTGTTATTGCATCTAATATTTGTTCTTGATCGTCGTTCTCCAATGCCAATATTAACAACTTCTGTTCTTTAACAAGAAATGGTCTATACTTAACTTTCTTTTTGGTGGAAGGTACAGTCAATGTATAGGTTGGCGTCGCAATCTCAGGTAATGCCATGATTTATAAATTCAGTATATTATATAGCAACCTAACTGAAGGTCTCGATATGACTGTACTCATAGTAGAACCCTACAGTCGCCTTAACAAGTTGTGAAGGTCCTGCTGAGTATGGTATTGATGCTACAGTATATGGATATGCTTTTACTAGTCTAGCGTTCCATGGGTTTTTATAATCTCCACTATCTCCACCTATCTTTATTGGTTCTCCTTGAGGAGAATCATATTTTTCTAACTTGTGTATGAACATGTCACATGCATAGTCCTCATAGTAATTGGATGCCAGTGCTCTTTTATAGTCTTGCTTAGTCCTTTCATCATAAAAGAACTCAGGATTGGATGCAACTGCATTTGATGCAAAGTCTTGCCATGCTCTAAAAAATCTGAGTGGTAATGATGTTCCATCCATAAAGAAACTAACATCCAACTCGTTATATACCTTTGCTGTTGCCATCTTTTGTGTGATACCTTTATGCACTGACTTAATATCAAATGCTGAGTATGTCACACCTGGCATTTGTATCTCATTGCATAATAACTGTAAGTTCATTGTATCACCATTGTCTGTCAGTTTTAAAAACTCTTCAAAAACATTATCGTCAAAGAATTTTCTTAATTTTGCAGTTGGTTGAAATGAAAATTGGTATAAATTAGACGCAGAAATTCCACCAGACTTGCCAACAGCCTGCATAAAATTCATTAGTCCTCTTGCGGATGCCATAAATAACCGTATGGTTTGATATATTTATTTATAGTGAATAAACGATACCGTCAAGGTAAATATAAACCTGTAAATTACAGGAAATATAAGGGAGACCCCACTGATATATTTTACAGGTCGTCTTGGGAACTCAAATTTATGCAATGGTGTGATAGAAATCCCAACATTTTAGAATGGAATAGCGAATGTATTATTATAAGGTACTATGATCCTGTGGAACAAAAATATCGAAGATATTTTCCAGATTTTTATGTCAAAGTACGAGGTGTGGATGGAAAAATAGTGCAGCATTTGGTTGAAGTGAAACCACGGAGACAAATAAATGGTCCTAAAATTCGCAGAGACACTAGAAATAAAACATACATAACTGAAGTAAAAACTTTCGCAACAAACACAGCAAAATGGGAGGCAGCAAGTGAATTCTGCAAAGACAGAGGATGGGAATGGACTCTCGTCGACGAGAACGACCTCCAGATTCGATTCTTTGGTAGTAAGTCTAAAAGGTAAGACAATATCAAACTCATCGTTAAGGGAGGAAGTATTTAACATACTATTAGACGATGCTACTGAATCCCCAGAGTCAGGTAAATATTATACTTTTGAATATGATCCTAAATTTGCAGACAAATTGACAGAGTGGGATGAGTATCCCCTTGTATATGCTATGGAATTTAAGAAGAATAACCTAATTGGTGCGAATGTCCACTATATACGTACAACAAATGCCAGATTAAAGGCACTAAATAATAAAAGGTTTCCTAAAAAAACTTTACGTCAATATATACCTAGAAGAGCAGATAGCATCTTTTTTGAAATACAGGAAAGTGAAGTGCAATTATTAAGTACGTTGCCCTTAGAAAAATTTCATTACAATAGATGACACAAAATAACACAGTTATTGAATATCCAAGAGGTCTTTCATCAATACCGTATGCATCTTTCTTACAGATAGAGAAGTATAGTTATGATGAGGCACAGAAGAGTGTGGCAAAATCTTTTAACGATGGTCTGGGAGCGATAAACAGAAGTGCCATATCAAAGGTATTGAGATCTGGAGGAAATGCAGCAGCAGCTGCATATGCATCTGGTGATTCAAGCGAACAATTTATTGATTCAATGTTAAATCAATATAAGACACAAGAGCAAAAGATATTAATCAAAAAGGCATCTGGAAATTCTGTTAGACAATCGGGTTCTAATGTAGACAAATATCAAACAATTAAAAGTAAAACAATTAATATTACAGATGAAAATATAGATCCATCAACAGTAGTAAAATTAAAAAATGGTGAGACAACAACTGTAGGACAGTTGTTACAACAGAAAAAAGATAGAATAGCTAAGAAAAATAAGGGTCTAATGGCATCTAGATGTATGTTACCCTTACCTAATGAGTTTCAATATAAGTATGGTGCCGATTGGAACAATGAATTTAGACTAGGAACCCTAGCACTTGCTGCTGATGACCTAGGAAGATTTGGGTTGTTAGCAACTGGTGGTGCATTAGCGGGTGGTGGTTTAGCATTTCTTGAAGGAAAATTAACTAAAGGATCTCAAATTGGTAAACTTGGTGGTGTAGATGCTACAAAAATAGTTCAAGGTGCTGCCAAAGGAGTACAGTTTGCGACTAATCCATTTGGTGTCAATAGTGAATTTAATCCAAAAAACCTTGCAGGATTAGCAGGACTAGCACCTAACGAAAACTCAATACAGTTCTTTGAAAGAATGCAAGGGAGAGAGTTTAGTTTTAGATTTGAATTAGCAGCGAGAAATAAAGGAGAGAGTAATAGAATTATAGAGATAATAGAATGGTTTAAACGTGGCATGCACCCTAATGCAAAATCTGGTAGAGGTAGTGCAGTTGTACTTACATTCCCAGACGTATTTGTATTGACACCTAAGTTTGTGAAATGTGATGAGGATGGAGAGGTGTTAGGAGATCCAATCCAACATCCTATGATGCCTAGAACAAAACTATGTGCATTAACAGGTTTGACTATAAACACAACACCATTTGGTCAACTGCAGACAGTGTTTGATGGATCTATTCCTATAGTTACTATGGAGTTACAATTCAAAGAAACAACAAAACTTACACGTGTGGATATGGAAGGTGCAACATATACACAAAAAAGAGATTCACAAATCATCGGAGGAGATAATGATATAGTAGAGAAAACTGCTACATCAGAGGGTGGATTTGTTACCAATCCAGACACACAATATACTGGGGAGGTATCATTCTAATGTTATTAAAGAATTTACCAGGCTTATTATACAACATAGGATCAAAATCTCTTGATCCAGATTATTTGTATGTAACAAATATATGGAGACGTGCAGAAATACTTACTGAGTTTAAAGCACAAATCAGTATGTTTGTAGAAGATAATGTACGAGATGGTGAGAGACCAGAGGATGTTGCAACTAGATTGTATAGAAATCCATTTTATAATTGGACTATATTTATTATAAACGATATAACCGATTATTATGCACAGTGGCCTAGATCTGTAACTCAATTACAGGATTTTATCAATCAAAAATATAGTAATCCACAAGCAACTAAACATCATGTAACTACAGAAGTAAAAGATGCTAGTAACAACATAATTGTTCCTGCAGGAAAAGTTGTACCATCTAACTTTCAAGTATCATATTACAATGGGTCTACAACTGTTACTGCCAACCCAGTAGTATCAGTAACGAATGCAATGTACGAGACAGAATTAAACAGTAAAAAACAAAATATACAAGTAATAAAACCAAAACTAATAGAAGATTTTGTTGCGGAGTATAAGGCAGCAATATATAGAGGAAATATTACCGCAGTAGCGGGTGGTACGTCAGATATAAACATGTAATAAAAAAGACCCCCGAAGGGGTCTTATTTTTTTAGTCGTCTTGTGCTAGTTTAGCAAAGTACGATAACGTATCAGTTTCTGGTGCAGCAGATGGTGCTGTCGTGGCAACTGGTGTTGGTAATTCTGCTTCTTCATTAAAAACTTCCTCATCAACTGGTTTAGTGTAGTTACCTTTCAAAGTACTCTCAAGTCTAAACTTAAGATCTTCATAGGACTTGAACTGATCATCAGCAGTGAATGCTGCTAGACTATGTTCTT